CCAGTTTATTGGCAAAGAGATCAACGCCGATGATCTGGTTGAAGCGGTGGGGCCGCTCCGTGAAGGAGAGGTCTTCCACTCCGCCGACTACTCGGACGCCACCAATCAAATCCGTAGCTGGGCTTCGGAGTGCGCGGTGGATGCAGTCTCTGACTGTCTCCGCCTCGACGCCGAGGACAGGGCCTTGTTCCACAAGGCCATGACCAGACACGTGATTGATGTTGGCACCAAGGAGGCTCCCGATTTGAGAGATCAACTCTCGGGTCAGCTCATGGGTTCGATTGTATCGTTCCCCATCCTTTGCCTTGTGAATGCTGCTGTCGTTCGCTTCGCGCTGGAGCAATCCAGCGACCACCACATCCCGCTCAGGGAAGCCCGCATGACGATTAATGGAGACGATGCTTTGTTTCCAATTTCTCGTGAGGGCGTCCGACTCTGGGAGATCTTTTCCGCATACGTGGGCTTGCTGCCCTCGATCGGTAAGGTTTACTCCGCAACCACGTTTGCCAACATGAACTCAACCTTGTTCCGATACCATCCACCTTCTACGATCCATAAAAAAGGTCGTTTTGAGTGGGTGAAGTACGTGAACTTTGGTTTGATTTCGGGCCAACAGCGCAGCACAGTTAAGACTCTGAAGTCTGACATGCGCGCGCTTCCTTTGGCTTACGAGTGTTCTGCTCGGCACGTAGAGTTGTTTGAGTCGGTACCAACTGAGTGTTGGCCTCGCGTGCATGATCTCTTCATGGAGCACAATCGTCCGCTCCTTGAGAAGGTCGCCCCTCACCTTCCGTGGGGGATGCCGCAGGCACTTGGTGGCTTGGGCCTTGTAGCCCGACTTGAAGACGAACTGTACGGCGTCAAGCTCTTCCGATACGGCGTGGAGGTCACGGAGACCGATCGACGTGCCGTTTCTCATATCATGCGTAACATGGGCCGACGCAGGCCTCGCCTCGTGAGACCAGAGAACAATTCCATTCTGGTCCGCGAAGTGGTGGAAAAATGTTACGACATGCCCAAAATTTGGGTGGAAGAGGGTGACCCGCGCATCGATGAGGTGTCGCGGTTCGAGAACCTTTTGTGCGTGGCGGAGCTTTTCCGCGCACCTGCTGTTCTCGAGGCAGCTTCTGATCCCGACGTGTTCCTCTACCAGTGTAGCTTTACTGGTATGTGGCACGTTCGAGCCCCACATGCTCGCTTCGACGATGGAAGCGAAGCCATGGAGCGGGCCTCCGAAACGTGCGTGAGTAGGAACTCCCTGCTCTACAAGGAGATGCAACGTCGGAACAACGCGGTTGTAAAGCATAACACCGCGCTGTGGAGATGCGCGACTCAAGCTGCTGGTAAGAACCAACCTGCCAGCCTTAGTGCGATCTTCGATCACCGTCCTCAGATTGAGATCTGGGACGTGCGGGACGTGACCTTCTCACAGTGGGAGGGTCTCGCTGGTCTGCTTGACCATTAAGTGGCGTCCGCTGACGCCTGCCGGGTGCTTTTAGCACACAGTACAGTGAGCCAGTCATTTCGAATGACGTGGAGCAGAAGAGGGAGAACGACTCTGAATTGAGTAAGTGCGTTCACGGGCAATTAATTGTTGCCCTGTTCCCGGTCTGGAGAAGAGATAGAGGTGTGTAAAGGAGTTTGGATGGGATCTGTGGGGCGGTCGTGTATACGCCGCGATTCCCTGCAGACCATAGCGGTCTACGCGTTCCCTTCTCTCCGTTCGGTTACGGGCACTTGGATGTGCAGTTTCCGTCTTGGACACACTTTCTACTTTTCAATCCTAACTGGGGGTTGTCTCCCCTGCCCCGTTCGATCTGATTCGATGGCTCACCGGTACTGGGTAC